CCGCCACCACCTCCGCCACCGCCACCGCCACTGCTCGGCTGCTGACCCGCACCATACGTAAATGTAAATGTGTTATCACTACCAATACTAGATAACTGGCCATCGCCGTATGCCCGGATTACAATGGTTACAAGACCCGTGCTCGTGTCTAACGAAAGAGCGGATCCGAGATTAATCTGACGCTGGCCAGCTACGACCTGATCGTCCCAAGAATAGGACTGAGCATTGCCGACATAGCTATACGTTGCATTCGTTGCAGTAAAATCATAATACTCAATGTTTGTCTCGCTCGGAATAGTAAGGTATACAATTAACCCTTCGTTAGTGTAATCGTAAAACCCAGAGACGTACGTCGGATTCACAGGGACGGGCATTTATACTATACACAAGACGAAAAACGGAAACAGGGGGGGTATGTGTACAGACCGGTTTCGGCTCATACAGATACTGTGCCTCCACTGGGGATCGAACCCAGGACTTTCAGTTTACAAAACTGATGCTCTACCAACTGAGCTATAGAGGCGAAGGGCTTCACCGCCTGCGGGGGTCGAACCCGCGACTATCAGGTTAAAAGCCTGATGCTCTACCGACTGAGCTAAGGCGGTCAGGATGCTCCAAGTGGGGATCGAACCCACGACTACGGCGTAACGTGTATACACTCAACCTTGTATAAGCACCGTGTTCTACCAACTGAACTATTGGAGCAGGGGATATCCGTGGTGGGGATTGAACCCACGACTCTCCGCTTAGAAGGCGGAAGCTCTATCCACTGAGCTACACGGACGTGTAACAGTTTTTATATGGCCGACAGGATGCTTTTTGTGTAAAGCCCATACGCTTGCACGATGTGCGTCTACAGTATGCCCGGGTGTATTTGCGAGGATATTTGAATGTTCTGCTTGCTCTGCGTGTTTTCATTTTATAGAATAGCAACACGTGGTTTCGATCCACGGACCCCTTGGTTATGAGCCAAGTGCTCTTCCTCTGAGCTATGTTGCTGATGGTTCCCACACCGGGTACCGCCCCCGGGCCTCTCGGGTGAAAGCCGAGTATCCTTACTATTAGACAATATGGGAGAAGGGTTGGACCTACCCCGGATCGAACAGGGATTCTAGGATTCAAAGTCCCACGTACTAGCCATTATACTATAGGTCCAGATGGTGACTCGTGCAGGGATCGAACCTGCTACCTTCGCCGTGTAAAGGCGACGCTCTAACCAAGTGAGCTAACGGGTCAAAAACAGTACACGGAGTGGGACTCGAACCCACGCGGCGGCTAGCCAGGGGATCTTAAGTCCCCCTCCTTAACCATCTCGGACATCCGTGTTCACCAGTGTTCACCGTGTTCACGAGCGAGGAGAGGATTCCTACACTACATATAACAGAATGGAGAGGCGTAAATCCTTTGAAGAGATGGCCGCCTACCTGCGAAGCGTTCGCCCAGTCGCCCCCCTCGAAGACTACATGGAGTTCGATCGCATTGTCCGTCTCTTGCTCGCATGGTTTGATGCACATCCTCGTATAAAGCCCGCAGACCAAGAACGTCTCCCCGAACGGTTATACGAATACCTGGAAGGCGTCCTGGGGCATCCCCCCGAACGCTATGTCACTCCCGACTTTATCCTGACCCTTCAAAAGTACGCAAGAGCCACTAGTTAAAACGAATGAAAACTTACGTAGTGCCAATCTTATAATAAGAACCATGTCCGACGTCATCACCGGTGTCCAGTTCGGCATCACCTCGCCTGCGGAGATCCTGCGGCGGAGTGTTGTTGAGGTCGTGACGGACAAGACCTACCAGGGCAACAATCCCGTCCCCGGGGGCATCTTTGATGCTCGCCTTGGCGTCATTGACTCTGGCAAGATCTGCCCCACCTGCAAGCACACCAACATGCAGTGCCAGGGTCATTTTGGCCACATCACCCTCGCGAGGCCAGTCTACCTCTACCAGTTCCTCGAGTACCTCCAGAAGGTTCTCTACTGCGTCTGCCTGAACTGCTCCAACCTCTATCTGAACCCCAATGAGGAGAAGAAGGGCGAGCTGCTGACTAGCCCCCTGGTCGGGATTGCACGGCTGGGCGACATTCGTGCCAAGACGGTGGACTTCAAGGCAGCCGAGGCAAAGCGTACCAAGGGTGCTCCCGTTGGATGTGCGTCCTGTGGCACGACGATTCTCAAGAACGTGGACAAGATTCCGGGAACGGTCTGCACTCTCCAGGGAACGCTCCTGGGCGGCGAAGATACCGTCCCCATCCTGCCTGAGATGGTGCTGCGGGCAATGGAGCGTCTCTCAGACGAGACCATCAAGATCCTCGGCTTTCATCCCAAGTTTAGCCACCCCGCGTGGATGATCTGTACCGTCCTGGCTGTCCCGCCCCTGACGGTTCGTCCCCCAGTCATGATGGACGACAATACCCGCACGGACGACGATCTTTCACACAAGCTGATCGATATTGTCCGGGTCAACCAGAAGCTCCGCGAGCAGATTGACAAGGGTCAGCCTCGCGACTATCTGGAGCAGCATATGGCACATCTGGAGTTCCACGTGGCCACCTATGTGGACAACAAGATCAAGGGCATGCCACCTGCTGCACAGCGGTCTGGCCGCCCCCTCCGGACGCTCAAGGATCGCATGGGTGCCAAGACGGGACGCGTTCGCGGCAATCTCATGGGCAAGCGTGTGGACTTCTCTGCACGCTCTGTGATTACGCCCGACGCAAACATTGATGTGGACGAGCTGGGTGTCCCACTCGAGATTGCGAGCAACCTCACCAAGCCCGAGATTGTGACGCCCTACAATCGGGATCGCCTGATGATGTACGTCCGCAATGGGCCGACCAAGCACCCGGGTGCCAAGTCGGTCTACATCAAGAGCGACGATCGGATGATCTCCCTGAAGTACATCAACCCCGACATGATTGATCTTCGGGAGGGTGACGTGGTGCATCGGCACCTCATTGACGGGGATCGCGTGCTGTTCAACCGGCAGCCGTCGCTGCACAAGGGGTCGATGGAGTGCCACCGTGTCAAGGTGCTGCCCTACTCGACCTTCCGGCTGAATGTGTCGGCCACGAAGCCCTATAACGCTGACTTCGATGGAGATAAATCTTGTCTCCAACAGGCGGCTGCCTACTAGGATGGGAATGTTCCTAGTGGGGTTAACAGTGTAAACTTCCTCTTGTAAAACGGACGTCTGTTTACAAGATATAACCGCCTAGTAAGTAACCTACACTACAATGGACGAAATACACACGGACAGAACAAAAGTCACAGGTCAAATCTACATCATAACAAACAGTACAAACGGGAAGCAATATGTTGGTCAAACGGTCAGTCATCGGAAGAATCACGACAAGTACAGACCCTTTGGGATAGAGGGCAGATTCCGAGACCACATCAGTGAGGCCATCTGTAACACAAAACGCAAGCAGTGCTGGTATCTCAACAATGCAATTCGGAAGGACGGCCAAGAGGCCATGAGTGTAAGATTGCTCGCAGAGTGTCCTCTTGAGGAGCTGGACGCGATGGAGCAGCGATACATCCGCGAATGTAATACGCTGTATCCAAACGGGTACAATCTCACACACGGTGGCAAGACAACACGAACCTTGTCCCACACCTTCACCGAAGCAACCCAGCAGCCTGCAAAGCGTGGCGGATGCACCCATCGGAGCGAGTCTACGCGAGCGTTGATGTCTCTGCGATCCAAAGCACTCTCAAACGAGCCAGAAGCAGTGGCTCTGCGAAGTGCGAACGCAAAGCAACAGCATCTCCAACGCAAGCTAGACAAGCTAGTCGGCATCCAAGTTGACCACACAAATCCCGACCAATACATATTCACACAAAAGACCTGTGTACTTCTCAAATTCAATCCGTCCACCGTAGTACGCTTTGCTGGAAAGCATGAAACACTGGCAGAACTCCAAGAACGAGCCAGAGAGTTTCTTAGGTTACTTGCGACATCGTCAAATTGTTCGGGAAACCCGTTAGAGCCTCAGCTACCAAGGTCGTCGTGAAAGCGGCGACTGGCACCAGAGAAACACTGGTGGTACGGTAATAATGCTGAGGATTCGGTAATCCGCAGCCAAGCTCCTAAACCCGCACCTGACAGGGCATGGAGAAGGTTCAGAGACTAAATGGCGATGGGTCACGAAGAAGGTCTAGTCAACCCGAGTGGCTTAAGATATAGTCCGCCCCCCAGGGAAACTTGGGGGACTGTTCGGAGATGAACATGCACGTGCCGCAGTCGATCGCGGCCGAAACCGAGCTGGCACAGCTTGCCAGCGTCACACGCCTTATTGTGTCCCCCCGCCTGAATGCACCCATCATCCAAATGGTGCAGGATACGCTCACGGGGGCGTACCGTATTTCCAACCCGAGCGTCCGCATCCACGAGATGGCGGTCATGAACATGCTCAGCAAGCTCCGGACTCCGCTTGCAGCCTTCAAGAAGACGGGCGAGTCCCACACGGGTGCTTCCGTGATCTCCAAGGCCTTCCCTCTGATGAACTTTGACGGCAAGATCAAGCTCAAGGACGGCGAGCTGACCAAGGGGCTGCTCAACAAGGGTGCCTTTAACACGCCCTCCGAGGGCATCCTCCACGTCATCTTCAATGACTTTGGCCACGAAAAGTGCGGCCAGTTCATCAACGATGTACAGTCCATCACGAGCAAGTTCAATCTGTACACGGGCTTCTCCACGGGTGCCTCTGACCTGGTGTCCAACCCCGAGACGGTCGACTTCATTGACACTGCACTCGCCGAGGGTCGCAAGCGGGTCGAGGAGATCCTGACGGACGTCCATGCCGGTCGCTTCACCAACATTAGCGGTCGCACGGACGGTGCAGAGCTGGAGAACCAGATCATGAATACCCTGAAGGAGATCTCGGGCAAGATTACCACCCAGGTGTCCGAGTCCCTCCCCCAGTCCAATCGTCTGGTGCAGATGGTCAAGGCCGGTGCCAAGGGCGACAACCTGAACATTACCCAGATGGTGGCTCTCCTGGGTCAGCAGAATGTGGACGGCAAGCGTGTCGAGTTCACCCTGCCTGACCGGACGCTGCCTCACTTTACTCGCTTTGACGACAGTGCCGAGTCCCGCGGCTTTGTGGAGAGTTCCTTCGTGAAGGGTTTGAAGCCGGCCGAGTACTTCTTCCACGCCATGGCCGGGCGTATCGGTCTTATTGATACCGCCGTCAAGACCTCCGACACGGGCTACATTCAGCGTCGTATGATGAAGACGATGGAGGACTTCCACGTCGAGTACGATGGCACGGTGCGGAACAATGCCGGGATTGTGATCCAGTACCGCTACGGTGAAGACGG